TTTGTTGCACTAAGAATACAAATATATTTTATCTGCAAATAGGGTCTGGGTGTGGCATGTTTGTTACAAGCAAAATAGGGCGCACATTTTTGGGATTATAAATTATAAATTATATTTTTATAATATTATAAAATAAAGCTTTTTTAGCAATCTTAAATCTTATTTTTATATTATTTTAAAATATTGTTATAATATAATAAAATAATAGTATGTCATGTGAAAAAATTATGTGTAAATATGGTTTAAATGACAAATCATTAGTAAGAGATTGGTTAAAGAAAAATCATCCTGATAAAGGAGGTGTTATAGATCGTGATGAATTTATTCAAATATTAGAGTGCTATAAAAATAATGCTACATGCACTACAAAAAAGGCTAATAAAGATAAATCAGAAAAGAATGATAAAAAGAATGATAAAAAGAATGATATAAAGAATGATAATAAACCAAAAAACACTAGAAAAAAGCGTTCCAAAATTTTTACTTGCATGCGTAAAACGGCCAACTTTAGTAAAATTATGAATTATCATAAGTTTGACAAAGCGGCTTATGATCCTAAGAAATTAAATGAGGAGTTAGTTGAAGCGTCTCCAAAAATGGTTCAATTATTAAATAATATTAGAGAGCTAGACAGTCAAGATGTAAAATATCATGGGCGTAAATTCAAGCATTTCATATTTTCCGACGTAAAAGAAGGAGGCTATGGGGCTAAAATAATCGCATCAGCTTTACAAGCAAACGGTTATAATAATATACTTAAATCAAAAAAGGTGTCAAATCAAATAAACGCAAAACTATATTTAGATGTCGAAAACTCGAATTATAAAAATTTCGCATTATTGAGCTCTAATAGTGTGTATGGCACTACTTTCAATGAAAAGATCAAGAAAGAAGTATTAAAATTGTTTAATGAGCGTCCTGCTAATATACACGGAAAAAACGTTCGCCTAATTATTTTAGATAGCGGATTTAAAGAAGGCATTGACCTTTTTGATGTAAAATATGTTCATATTTTTGAGCCATCTATAACAATAGCAGACCTTAAACAAACAATAGGGCGCGCAACACGGACATGCGGTCAAAAAGGATTAGAATTTCAAGAAAATATAGGCTGGCCTCTCTATGTTTATAATTATTATTTAACTATTCCCGAAATAATAAGTGAAACTATGTATGCTAATAGGTCGTTAATGGAAAATAATTATGAAAGTTATGATAAAAACGAAGATATATTATTATTTAAAAATGTGGAAAAATATAACGACAGCACTATGAATTATAGCGAGTTTGATAGTGCTATGATACAATTATCTAAACAATTATATGAGTTAGCACCATTGTTGGCGGTTGATTATGACTTAACCAAGAATATACATAAAGTAAATGATTTAAATAGAGCATTTATGGAAAAAGATTTTTATTTGATGGGTGGTGCTAATGGTAATACTACTTATGCCACTACTAACTTTAAGCGTCAAAGTGATAATTCCAAGTTTTTCAAAATTGACAATATAAAATGTATGGGTAAATGCGGTAAGAAAAGCACAAATGACATTCCTGTAAGTATTGATTTTATGAAATATGTGTATAAAAAATACAATCACCCGGGGCAATTATTGGCAAATGCAAAAACAAATGTCCGCCAATTTTTGTGTAATTATATGAAAGATTTGGATAATAAATTTTGTAAGCATGTTAACTTGGAATGGTCGCAGCGTTATATTAGAATACCGCATATTATAGAAAAACATAATAATTTAGACGAGATTAAAAAGGATTTGCTTGCTTTAGAATTGGTAATTAATAATGAAGATGATGCTGCGCCCGTCAAGTATCCGTTAATTTTATATAAAGGAAATAGATCTAAATCAAGATCAAAATCAAGATCAAACATGAAATCAAGAACTAGATCTAGATCACTAATAGTTTCTCCTACACTATCTAGAAATAAGAATTTTACAAAAATGAGTTTTATAAAAATGAGAGATTATATAAGATCAAATTATAATTCAAAAGAATTTTTATGGGATCCTATTGAAGTTGTAAATAAATGTGTTTCTAGCCCTAAAGATGATCTAAACAATGCACCTAACACAAATAAAGCAAATAGTATTACATTAAATCCTACTCAAACATTTATAGCAGATTATTTCACTCCATCATCACCATATAAAGGAATTCTCCTTTGGCATTCTGTTGGAACAGGTAAAACATGCACAGGTGTTGCTACAGCCTCATCTAGCTTTGAGAAAGAAGGTTATTCTATATTATGGGTTACACGCACAACATTAAAGGGAGACGTATGGAAAAATATATTTGATCAAATATGTCATGTAATATTACTTGATGAAATAAATAAGGGGCTTGTACTTCCCGAAAACTTGCCCGAGCGAAAAAGACTTTTATCAAAGAGTTGGCTAGACCCTATGTCATATAAGCAATTTAGTAATTTATTAGCCGGAAAAAATGCGATTTATGATATATTATTGGAGAGAAATGGATCGCGCGACATATTACACAAAACACTTATTATTATTGATGAAGCTCATAAGTTGTATGGCGGCGATTTAAAGGCTAGCGAACGACCAAATATGGAAATTATGGAAAATTTAATAAGTAATAGTTATAAGGTTTCTGGGGCTAACTCATGTAAGCTAATGATTATGACAGCAACACCTTTTACAAATAGCCCGTTAGAATTGTTTGCTTTAACAAATTTATTTATGACGCATGAAAGTGAAAAGATTAGTACAAATAAGGAAGAATTTAAGAAGCAATATATGACGTCTCAAAACATATTAAGTGAAACCGGATTAAAAGTGTTGGCAAATAAACTATCTGGATATATTAGTTATTTAAATAGAGAGAAAGATCCTACGCAATTTGCACAACCAATAATGATAAATGTTCCAATATTGATGACGCATGTTGAAAACGAAGATTTGAGAGATGCTGTGTATTTAAATTCTAATTTAAGCGCTATTGAAAAGGACATAGAAGCGCTTATAGTCTCGTTAAGAGCAAAAATAAAGGAGGAAAAAACGGGTTATAAATCTAAAAAGACCCCATTTAAAAATAAGGAAATCCCTCAACACATAACTGAAGAATTGGACGCTATTTTGAAAAATATTAAGTCCATGGAAGAGAAAATAAATAATTATAAACAAAACAAGGCTGACGCAAAAGATAAAATGAAAGCACTTAAAGAGAGGACAAAAGCAATAAAAAATTCATTATTGCAAGAATATATATTATATACTAAATGTATGCATATTAAATATAAAAATAATAGGACGCAGAAAATTTATAAGTTGCTTAAATGAGCATAATCTCTCTAAACCTATAATGAACTAGTTAAAAAATAATAAAAAAATAATAATAATTGTTAATAATTATTATTATATTAATTGTAATAATATTTACATTTTTCTATTTATAGGATTTCTATTTATGAGATTTATATGTGGCACGGCATCTTTTATCCTTTAAAGCTTGGAAATATTTCATTTTATTATCCTTGGCGAATTTTAATACATGAGTAATCCAAGCACTCACTTTGCCTCTTGTTTTTTTTCCACGACGACCCTTTCTTCTTCTTGCTCCGCCCGATGCATCATGATCATCTTCTTCTTCTTCCTCTTTTTGCTGCTGTTCTTGTTCTTCTTGCTGTTCTTGCTGTTCTTGCTGTTCTTGCTGCTGCTGCTGCGAGTTACCACCATAAAGTCTCTGTTTTCTTGATCTTCTTCTTTTGGTTGATCCTTTTCTTGCTTTTCTCCCTTTTCTTCCCTTTCTTGTTGTTCTGCGACGTCTTCTTCCGCCTGCTAATGCACTTCCTGTTTCAGCTCCACCATATGGTTCCACTGTGTCTGAACCGCCTTGCATTGATCCTAATAATTTGTCTAGCATTTTATATATATATAAAATATATTATATTTTATAAATTTAATTAATTGCTAAAGTTATTAAATTATTAAAATTATTAAAATTATTAATTATTAAAGTTATTAAAGTTATTATATTACTAAATAACTTTGGCAACTTTTCCATATTTTAATATATCTAATATTTTAGAAGTGGTTGGAAACTCTTCATCTCCGTAAATATCTTGTAATAACAACCATTCAAAAATTCCTCCTAAATAAACGTATATGTTTACAAATCCCAATTTATATAGTTGGTTATATTTGTAAATTACTTTATTATCGCTACAATTCTCTCCATATATTACTATTTTTATAGATTTATTAGTTTTCAAATATTTATTTATTATATCTTCTTCATTGGACGCGACAATACTATTTTTAATTAAACATTCTTGCTTATCATAATTGAGTGTATTAATTAGTATTATTAATTCGCTACTACTATGAATACATTTTTGTACGTATGCATAATTTACTTTATTTATGCTGCTTATATTACCCATTATTAATATAATACACTGTAATTTAGTTATTATAACGTAATAAAATTTTATATTTTATATTTTATATTGTTATATTGTTATATTGTTATATTATTTAAACTCAACTGTTGTAACAATAAATTCTTTATTTATTGACCGCGATGCGTTAGACGATAATTCTTCGCGTTTTTTACGCGTTTTATTGTTAGTTGATGTGTTAGATGAATACGAACTACTACTTTCATCAGACGATATAGACGTTGTAGAATTAATAGAACTATTCTTTACTTTAGAGCAACAATTTCTTAAGTTCATGTCATTTTCAATTATTTTATAATTTGTTTCAATATATTCTAATATTTGATTTTCTATAGTCCATTTAAAAAAATTAAGTTGCCCTAATGTTGTTTGAATGAATTTGTCATCTTTATACGGAACATTAATCCTGTCCCATCTACAAAATGGATCAAATTTCTTTTTGCTATATGCTTTTAGTTTAAGCTTATAATCATTATAAACATTTACTTTTTCCATTTTATTGTCCTTATTTATCATGTATACAACATAATTCTTTTTTGAGTAATTTGTAACAAACCAATCCACTATTCTTAAAGATATAGGTGATGATCCGTTTATAATATTAATCATTTTATCAAAATTTGTATTTTCACTATAAAATTGTAATAGTTTATTTAATAATACGTCACTTTGTGTATCTATATACAATGACATGTTTTAATGTTAAGAATAGCTTAATATTTATATTAAAATTTGTAATAATGTTTAATTTAAATATAGGAAAAATTTAACATTATTTAGCAAATTTTTAGGAATAACACATATTTAGCAAATTTTAATTTTAATTAAAATTTAAATTTTAATTTAAATTTTAATAATATATATAATTTATAATTTATTTTTTATATTGTTATAATATATAACAATGTATACTAAATGCAAAACTACAAGACATCGTTGTTCATCAAATAAAAAGTGCTATAGAAAATCATCATGGGTAAGAAAAAATGCAATAAAAAGATGCAAAGTTGGTACAAGAAAATGCAGAGATAATAAATGCCATAAAAAAAAAGCTAGTTCAATTAAAAATAAATCACCAATTAAAGCCATAACAAATAATATGGTAAGCAAAATCGCGTCAAATTTAGCGCAGACTATTTCGTCAAAAAGAAGTAGCACAAGAAAACGCCCTCCATGGCGCTATTAAATGTTTATAGTGCTTTATACTATTTATATAAAATCATATAAATAGTATTTAATAAACTATTATAGAAGATTTTGCTATAACATGTATTATGCTACCAGTCATAATACCGAGTATTATGAAAAATATATTTGTGAATTATGCACAAAAGTAGTAAAACATAATGCGTCTAAACTAGTATATGATGTTAATAGAGAGAAATATATTGTTTGCTTTAAATTTAATGAAAACTATTATGATTTAAGTGATGATGACAAATATTATGTAAAACGCTATTTAGAGAAAAATTATTGCATAATTTTAGAAAAATAGCACTATTCCTATTTATTTATTTAGCTTAGCTCGAGCTTTATTTAGCCATACTTGATCATGTTCTTTCCTAATTAACCAATAAAAATTATCTTCAAGCATAATGTCAATTCTTTCTTTATCTACATCACGTCCCATATCAATTATATCTGCCTTTGCTTTGGCTTTCATTGCTGAACTTTTTTTATATAGCTCCAGCGCTAATTTTTCAACTTTTGCGACATCAGCAGATGTCTCTGCTTTAGGTTTTGCTTTTTTTGTCTTTTTTAAAGCCTTAATACGGGCCTTTTCTTCCTTAATTCTGGCTTTTTCTTCTTTTTTAAATGCTCTTACATCTTTTAGAATTTGAGCTTCTGCCCTTTTTTGTGATCTTAGAGCTTCTTTTAATGCCTTTTGTTCTGCTTTTAATGTTGCGTTTTTTACTCCACCATGTCTTCTGTTATGTCTTGCTCTTCGCGTTTGCTTCATTTATATAATAATACATAATATTATATTACTAAATATTATTTTAAAAACTATTTAAAAACATAATATTATGTTTTAATGATTGGACCAAATAAAAAAAATAAGTTGAGGCAAATAATTTAATTAGCGGCTTTAGTTTTTTTTAGATTTAGCTTTAGCTTTAACTATCCATGCTTCAAGCTGTTTATCAGTTAACCCGTAAAAATTATTTTCAAGCATAATGTCAATTCTTTCTTTATCTACATCACGTCCCATTTCAATTATATCTTCCTTTGCTTTGGCTTTCATTGCTGAACTTTTTTTATATAGCTCTAGCGCTAATTTTTTTAGTTTTACAGGATCTTCTGGTGTATCAGCTTTAGTTTCAGCTTTAGTTTCAGCTTTAGTTTCAGCTTTAGTTTCAGCTTTAGCATCAGCTTCAGCTTTAGTTTCAGCTTTAAGTTTATCATAATTTTCGTATCCAGGTGGTCTCTGCCTTTTTACATATGCCATACGCTCCATATCCCATCCAGAGCTGCCTTTAAGAAATTCAGCATAATCTTTATAGTAGCTAGGCACACTAGTTTTGCCTTCTCTAATTTTTTGTGCTAAATATTGTAGCTGCATAATCACCATCCTAGTATGGTAAGCTTCTAATCTTAATTCTTCTAATACAGGATTTGTAGCCGGTCGTGCTTTACTACGCGTTCGCCGCGCAGGTCCATCTAGACCCGACATTTCTAAACGTTTTATTTCTGCTTCTTGCGTTTTTAATATTTTTTCATTTAATGGAAGAGCAGCAAGTATGCGACGCTCATATTCGGCTTTATCTGCATTTACTTTATCTGCAATTAATTTATCTGCTTTTACTTTATCCGCTAGTGCTTTAGTTGCTAGGGCTTTAACTACATCCCTTTTGGGAACCATTGTCATTATTTTTTCCATAATACCTTTTTCATAAAACTGTGCATTATTAGCTTTTACATTTACGTTATTCAACATAGTTTTAACTAAGAAAGGTAATTCGTGTACCTTACCGCGACCTCGCCTTTTTGAATTCAATTTTTTTCTTGAAAGCCCTCCAACTCTTCGAGTTTTTTTCACTCTTCGAGTTTTTTTCACTCTTCGAGTTTTAACCATTTATATAATAGTTATATAATTGTTATTTAGTAATTTATAAATCTACTAAATCCTTCCATTATTATAATATATTATAATTATAATAATAACAATAATAACAATAATATGCCTAGAACAAGAAACTCAAATATTAAAAGACGTAATAGAAGGAATAGTGCTAATTTACGATCCACTATTCAAATTGAACCTTTAGATCTTATTCCACCTCTTCCGCCTCTCCAACCTATTCCTTCATTACCTTCATTACCTCTTCCGCTTTTCCAACCTCTTCAACCTATTCCTTCATTACCTCTTCCGCTTTTCCAACCTCTTCAACCTATTCCTTCATTACCTCTTCCGCCTCTCCAACCTCTTCCTTCTATT